GCCGATGACCACAATCGTCAGGCGGCGATAGAAGACCTGAAATTCTTAAACGGCGACCAGTGGGACCCGGCCGAAGAGCAGCGCAGACGCCTGCGCGGCAGGCCGTGCCTCAAGACGAACGAGCTGCCCAAGTACGTCAACCAGGTCGTGGGCGACATGCGCCACAACAGGGCGCGCATCAAGGTAAGGCCCGTCGATTCCGCAGGGGACCTGAACATCGCGAAAATCAGGAGCGGGGTGATCGCAAACATAGAGTACCTGTCGAACGCTGAGGCGATTTACGATTATGCGGGCGAGATGGCGACCTCCTGCGGCCTCGGCGCGTGGCGCGTGCTCACCAGGTATACGGAGGAGAACCCGTTCCTGCAGGAGATTTACCTGGAGCGCATCAAGAACCCGTTCCTCGTCTACATGGACAGCAATGCAAAGTCGGAAGTGGGCGCTGATGCAAAGTACGGCTTCGTCCTTGAGAAGGTGACCAAGGAGGAGTTCGAGGAGCGGTACCCGGACGAAGAGCCTCCCGGGGATGCCCTGAAAACCGGCAAGGGCGTGGAGCAGGAAGTCTGGTTCGAGCAGGGCGCGTTCTTCATCGCAGATTACTACGTGATGGAGAGCGAGAAAAAAACCATGTGCCTCATGGATACGGGCGAGGTGCTGGATACGACGGAAGCCGAAGCACGCATCTTCGATGCGGAAAGGACGAGCCAAACTCTGATGCAGGAGGCGGCTTCTTTGTCCTCCTTAAGTCCGATAAGTCAGCCGGGACCGGAAGGCACGGCCGCGTTGGCGCCGTTGGCGCGTTCGCTTCCCACGATACTGAAGGAGCGCGAGGCGGAAAATGCGCGCGTGCGCCACTACGCAATCTGCGCCGACCGGATCCTCGACGGGCCGAACGATGTCCCCGGCAAATATATCCCCCTTATCGTGGTGAAAGGTCCCGAGCGCGTGATCGAGGGGAAGAGCTACGTGCGGAGCCTCATCAGGGACGCCAAGGACCCCCAGCGGCTCCTCAATTTTTGGGTAACGGACGCGGCGGAGATCGTGGGCATGATTCCAAAGGCCCCGTGGATCGGGACGGCAAAGCAGTTCGAAGGATACGAGCAGGACTTTGCCGCGGCCAACGCGGAGAATTTCCCCTTCCTGAAATACAACGTCGACCAGGGCGCGCCCCCTCCGCAGCGCACCAACCCCCCTAATCCGCCCGTCGCCGTATTCGAGCAGATAGGGCAGGCCAAACAGGCGATCAAGGATACCATCGGCATGTTTGGCTCGGACATTGGCGACAGGGGACCGGAGCTGTCAGGTAAGGCCATCCTCCAGCGGCAGAAGCCGGGTGACGTGGGGACATTCGCCTTCATCGACAACCTTGCCCGCGCCATTGCCCACTGCGGCAGGGTGATCAACGAGATGATCCCCGAGGTCTATGACACACAGCGGGATATCCGCATCAGGAACGTGGACGACACCGAGACCTTTGTGCCCGTCAATACGACCGCGGGTGCGGCCCTCGACGCGGTGATGGCGAACCCCGAGCAGTATCAGGGCATGGACAAAACGAGGCTGGCCCGCCTCGCCGCACGACACGGCAGGAATGCGCGGTATAACGACCTCACCGCGGGAAAATACGACGTGGTGGTGACGACAGGCCCGAGCTACAGCACCCAGAGGCAGGAGGCAGCACGTGCCCTGGAGCGGCTCGTCGCGGCCTATCCCGAGATCATGAAGATCGCGGGCGACCTGGTCTACAAGTTTCAGGATTTCTTAGGGGCGGAGGAGATCGCCGAGCGCATCGAAAAGACCATGCCCCCCGCCCTTGTGCCTCCCAAGGAAGGGGAAACGAGGCCTCAGCAGCCCCCGCCCCCTCAAGTGCTCATCAAGATGGAAGAAATGAAGGTGAAACAGATGCACCTGGAGGTGGAGAAGGAAAAACTGAAGGTGCAAAAACTGCGCGCCCTCAAGGAGGCGCAGGAGACGACGGGGGAAGTGAGAAGCATGCTCCTCGATCTCTTAAACGAGGTCTTTGCGCCGGAGCCGCCGGCAGGCACAAATGTGCCGGCGCCGACAGGAGGACCGGCAGGCAGAAAAGTAAAAAGGGGAAAGTGACGAAGGACGAAGGGGAGACTCTTTAATAGGTCTTATAGGTCCGATAGGTCGAATAGGACCTAGAGAAGGGCAGAATGAGGGACGAAAAGGACAAGGGTATAGCGACGCGTAAATAGATAAAAATCGGGTTCTCCTTCAAGGCCCGGCCAGGCCGAAGGGAGACGAAAAGCAAATAGGGAAGCGGCATGTGGGTGCCCACACACTCATGTGTCGCTTTCTTATTTGGCCCGGGAAGAATAGGTCGAATAAGACCTATTCCTGAAAAAACAAGGGAGGAACAGATGGAAGACTCGACCGTCACCACCATGCTGACGCCGGACGTTGCAGCGGACTCGTCACCCGCACCCGATGCGGACTCGCTGTCCGTGCAGCCCGATCAAACCGGGGACTCGGGTACCCCTGCCGCGCCGGAAACACCGAAAGAACAGGGAACGGGACCCTCGGGCGTGGAGAGACGCATCCAGCAGCTCGTCGCCAGGCAAAGGGAAGCGGAGCGGCGGGAAATCGCGAGGAGCGAGGAGGCCGCATACTGGCGGGGCATTGCGGAAGGCAGGATAAAACCGGCCGCGCCTGTGCAGCCGCAGTCGCCGGCAGGCGCCCCCCAGTTCCCCGCTTTGGCCGACTTCGAGCGGTCGGAAGACTTTGAGGAGGCGCGCACCAGGTATGTCGTCGAAAAGGCGAAGTGGGACCTGAAACAGGAGCTGGAAGCCCACCGGGCCAGGGAGACTCAAGGCGAGATAGAGCGCCGGTACAGAGCGAGAATGGCGGCTGCCGCAGGATCCGATCCGGAGCTTCTGGAGATCGAGAACGACACGACGCTGCCCGTCAGCCTGCCTATGGCGCTTGCCATCAAGGAGTCGGAAGCGGCGCCCTCGATCCTGCGCTACCTTGCTGCCCACCGGGATGAGGCGGCGAGAATCGCGGGCCTCAACCCCATTGCCGCGGCGCGGGAGATTGGGAGGATCGAAGCAGCGGCGGAAGTGGCGTCGCGCCCGCAGACCAGGACTGTCGTGTCCCAGGCGCCGGAGCCCGTGCGTCCTGTGGGCGGGACAAAAGGCAGCATAGACACAGACGACGAGAGGGTGCCCATCGACGAGTTCGTCAGGCGGAGAAATGAGGCACAGTACGGGAAGAGGAGATAAAAACAATCGCGGAACGCGGACCGTGAAACGCGAAAGTAGAGGGAAAAGAAGCGTGCAGATTCGCGATTCGCGATCAAAAAGGAGATGCTCATGTCGAACAAATTACTGACGCCGACGCAGGTGCTGCGTGAGGCCCTCCGGGTGCTCCACAACAACCTCGTCTTTGTCAAGAATGTAAATAAGCAGTATTCAAGCGAGTTTGCCATATCGGGCGCAAAAGTCGGCTCCACGATCAACGTGAGGCTGCCGAACCGCTACTATGTGGCAAAGACCACGGCCTTGCAGGCCCAGAACACGAATGAGGCCACGGTGCCCGTGAGCCTCACCACGAATTACCAGGTGGGCCTCAATTTCACCCAGGCCGAGCTGACGCTTTCCCTCGATGACTTCTCGAAGCGCGTCCTGACGCCCGCCATGGCCCGCCTCGCGTCTCAGATCGACCAGGACGGGCTGGGTGAGGCGACGAACGTCTACAACCAGGTGGGCACGCCGGGGACCACGCCGGGGACGGAAGGCGGGACTTTTACCCCCGACCCTTACAACCTCGATTACAATGCGCCGCAGATTTATCTGAACGCGGGCATGATGCTGGACAACATGGCGGCCCCCAGGGACGACGCGAGGCGCGTCGTCGTCAACCCCGCGGCCATGGCAAAATCGGTGAACGGCCTGAGAGGGCTGTTCCAGGACGCGGCAGAAATCGCGAAGCAGTATAAAAAGGGCGTCATCGGCACGGCCCTTGGCTTCGAGTTTGCCATGGACCAGAACGTGAACCTCCTGGTGACGGGCGCGCGTAGCGGCTCAGCCACTCCGACAACAACGAGCGCAGGCCAAACAGGGGCAAACCTTGCAACAACGGGATGGGCGACATCAACGACCAACATCCTCATGGCCGGCGAGATCATCACCATCGCCGGGGTATACGGCGTCAACCCGGAAAACCAGTCGAGCACGGGATATCTCCAATCGTTCGTCGTCACGAACAACTGCTCGTCCGACTCAGGCGGGAATGTGACCATACCGATTGCGCCATCGATAATCCCTGTCGGCGCGCAGGTGGCCAACGGTACGGTCACCGCCGCGCCGGTGGCAGGTGCACAGCTTACTATGGGGTCAGGAGCAGCGAACTCGGCCTATCCCATGAATGTGGCCTATCACAAAGACGCTTTCACCCTGGCCACAGCCGACCTGGAGATGCCGAAAGGCGTCGATTTCGCGGCCCGCGAGACCTACGACGGCATCAGCATGCTGATCGTGCGTGCCTACGACATTAACAACGCACAGTTCCCGTGCCGCATTGACGTGCTCGCGGGATGGGCAACGCTTAGACCCGAGCTTGCCTGTAGGATCACAGGGTAGGGGAGGGAAACCATGCCTATAAGAAATCTCACTGACGCAAACCCGGACGGCTGGAACATCGGCCAGTCGCCCACTGACAAGATCGGGTTCTATGGAGCACCCCCGATCATGCAGAAAGGAAATCCTTATCAGGGACCTGTCGGGCCGCAACCTATGGGGGAGATAGTCAATTTCTTCACAACTCAGTCTCCTTCGGCGATTGCCGCAAACACCACGGCAGAGAGAACCTTCACCATCGCGGGTCTTCTGGCAACCGACTTCGTTTTAGCGGTCAGCATGCCCATGAGTCAGGCGGGTCTCGGCATATGCGGCGCTCGCGTAGACTCATCGGGAGGTTCACTCCATGTGACCTTCAGCAACGACACGGCAAACCCCATCACGCCGACCGCGACAAAGGTCTACAACGTGGTAGTGCTGAGGGGCTTTCCGACTATTTCCGCAGCCCTCACTCCCACCGCCGTGCCGGGCGGTACGAGCGTGGAGCAGCAGTTCAGCATCGCGCCTACGCCTCCCGTGGCCACCTCAAACATTAATGCGGCCGGGCAAGTGACGGGCGTTAACTTCACTTCCAACGGCTCTGGTTATGTGGTGCCGCCTACGGTTGTCTTCGCAGGGGGCGGACCGAATCCTTCAGACGTCCAGACCGGTACATTTCTCGGTCTTGATGATCCTCCGGCGACAGCAGCCATGCCTTATGGCTCCGGGGCGGCAGGCATTGCCATTCTCAATTCGGCAGGCAATGTCGTGGGTGTCCAGATAACGCATGGCGGCGCAGGTTACCAGGTTGCGCCCGCTGTCTCCTTTGTGGGCGGCGTCTGTATCCCCAGGGGCTTTCTCCTCGCGGTGAATAAGCCGACGCTCGATGCGGGCATAGGGATCGGCGGGTGCAGGGTGGTGAGCGATAACGTGATCGCTGTCACCTATTTCAACAACACCACCGGCCCTCTTACCCCCACAGCACAGACCTATATGTTGATTGCGCTGAGTTCCCTCATCCCGATCAGCAAAACGTTTGTGGCCAACATCAACGTGGGGACGGTGAGCAGCGCCGCAACGATTTCAACCACAGAGGCATCCTTTGCTCTCAACGGCGCTCTGGCGACGGATGTGATCACCGGTGTCCAGAAGCCAACCTTTCAGACTGGTTTGATGATTGGGAATGGAAGGGTGCCGTCAGGCGGCAACTATGTCAATGTGCCCTATGTCAATCCCACGGCGGGGGGCATTACACCCACGGCCAACGAGATCTATAGCGTGGCCATCTTCAGGCAGACGCCGGGGCTGCCGCTTGCGTTTTTCATGCTTCAACTTTCTCCTCAGTCGGTGGCACTCGGCACGACTGCTGAGCAAAGTTTCACCGTGCCAGCGGGACTTGTGACCTATATCAATTCCGTCTCGGGGTCGGTTTTTGTAAACAAACCTTCGCAGCAGGCGGGCCTTGCGATTGTCGGGTGCAGAGTGATCTCCGGAACCAGCATCGGGATCACCTTTCAGAATAACACCGGCAGTGCGATCACCCCGACCCCCGGCGAAATCTACATCTGCGGGGCGACCGATCAAGTACCCACCGGGACGGAGGCAGCGAGCTACACGCCTTTCACTCAGGAAGCGGCGAGTTTCATGTATCAGCAGCAGATCGCGCTGCTCAACGAGCTTGAGCAGGTGGCCGCTGTGTCGGGTCTGATAAACGGCGGCTAACAACAGAAGCAAAAAAAGGCATGCGGGTAGGTGAGTACCCGCATGCCGGACTCTTAAGCAGGAACAGAGGAGGAGGCAATGCCGATAGCAGCAGATCAGCAGGTCCCGCATGTAAAGATGGGGCCGAGTCCGGAGACCGAATACAAAAACTTTCCCAGGATGATCTACCACGTCATCGAAAAGCCAACAGTGGTAACAAGCCAGGAAGAACTTGAGAAGTTTCTTGATCGGGGATGGAGCATAACGCCCGTCAAGATGGATGAGCTGGCGATACTTGACGCAAAAATCCCGGAGGTCGAACAGGTGTTGAGCCAGCTCAAAGCGAAAAGGAAAGAAATGATCGCTCGGAAAAAGCGAGATCAAGAGACGATAGAGAAATGCCAGCCGTAAAGAAGGGCGAAAAGAATGGGCCGAAGAAGAGCCGGAAGGCGACGAGGAAGAAGACATGAATATCCCTTTCGTGGGTCCTACGTATAATTCAAGATCGAGCAACATTGACGCCAGCCGCTCCGTCAACTTTTACCCTGAGACGAACCCTGCTGACGCCAAATCGGTCATTTCCATGGTCGGCACGCCGGGGACGGTGCTTTGGGCGCAGGTCGGTCCTTCTCCCGTCAGGGGCATGCACGTCTTCGGCGGCCTCATGTATGTGGTGTCAGGGAACAGCCTCTACTCCGTCGACATCAATGGAACAGTCTCCAAGGCCCTGGGCACGCTCGCGACATCTTCGGGCCGCGTGGCCATGGCAGACAACGGCTTTGGGGGTGCGGGCGTGGGCGGCAATCAGCTCATGATCGTGGACGGCGCATGCGGCTACATCTATAACTACTCGACGGGCGCATTCACCACGATCTCCGGGGGCGGGTGGCCCGCGGCCGGCTCGTGGACGGTCACCTACATCGACGGCTATTTTGTGATCGGCAATGCACACAGCATGTCGGTATCCGCGTCGAACCTTTACGACGGCACGACCTGGAACGCTCTCGCCACGTCCCCCATAAGTGCAGCCCCCGATATGGTCCAGGCCGTGATCAACGTGCACCAGCAGCTCTGGATCATCAAGCAGCACACGTCGGAGGTCTGGTACGATGCGGGAACGCCTACCACGCAGGGGTTTCCTTTCAGCAGGATATCGGGAGCGGTCATCGACTATGGCACGACGGCGCCTGCCTCTGTTGCCCGAGGCGACAACTCGTTTTTCTTCCTCGCCATCCAGCGGAACAACGACATGGGGGAGTTTGTCGGCGTCGTCGAGGTGTCCGGCTATGTGCCGCAGATCATCACGCCCCCCGCCGTCGTCTACCGGATGAATCAGTACGTGGGCAACACCGGCACCAATGACGCCAATGACGCTTTTGGCTACTGCTACAGCGGCGAGGGGCATACCTTCTACGTGATCACCTTTCCGACCGGGAACGCCACGTGGGTTTACGATGCATCTACCCAGATGTGGCACGAGCGCTCGACATGGACGGGCGCCCCTTACGAGATCGGCAGGCACGTGGGCAACTGCTACACCGGATTTTTCGCCAGGCACTTCATCGGGGACTGGCAAAACGGCACTATCTACGAGATGCGGTCCGATGTGTATGAGGACAACGGGCTTCCGCTGGTAAGCATGAGGACGAGCCAACACCTCTTCGACAAGAAAGGCATGGAGAATATTTTCATCCGCCGCCTCATCCTGGATATGGAAACGGGCGTCGGCGACGGCGCGTCCGCCCTCCAGTCCGGGATAGACCCGCAGGCCGGGCTTGCGTGGAGCGATGACGGGGGCCATACGTGGTCGAGCGAGTATACGGCGTCGATGGGCGCTGCGGGGCGCTACAGGACGAGGGTAATCTGGCGGAGGCTCGGGTATTCAAGGGACAGGATCTTCCGGGTGACCATCTCGGATGCGGTGAAGCGCGTCCTCATAGGAGCGGATGCCTCATGAACAGGCTCAGAGCTCCTGTTGAGTTACCACTTTCTCACGGTGTAACGATCACGAATCCTGCGTGGTTGGAGTGGTACCAGGTGATGACTACGTACTACAACGACATATTCCAATGGGTTGATCCGGCATCGCCCAACTACGGTAAGGCAGCGCCGGACAATCCATTTCCGGGTATGTTCGCCTACGCAGACGGCGTGAATTGGAATCCGTCAGGCCAGGGACTCGCCGGCATCTTCCAGTGGGATGGGAGTAACTGGCTCTATGCCGGTGGAGAGATATTCGGGCCGGACAGCTCAGTGGATTCAGACATAGTGGAGTTCGATGGCGTGAGCGGTAATAACCTGAAGGATGGGGGGCTGAAGCATGTCGATGTAGCGGATGCGGTGGCCAAGAAGCATTTCAGGCTGCACGCATTGAACAATACTGCCGACCATTCCAGTACTATTCATGCCGGAAAGATAGTGATAGCAGACCCACACGGTCTCCCCGCAGAGGGAACGAATACCAACGGTGATGTCTTCGGCGCGGTGGAACATAAGATTACCGAGGATGCACTAGTCGGCTTTGTGATCGTTGACGGCCACGGCGACTATAGTGGGCAATCACCGGGTGTGAATCAGACATTAACGGTCGTGACAGGGGTTTCCGGAACCATTGTCGCGACCAAGACACTCACGATTACAAACGGATTGATCACGGGTGTGGCGTGATGAGTAATCCGACGGGTAACCTGCGCGGCATGGAAGTACACAGGATGAGAAAGGAGATATGATGGAAACGGAAAGAAAAGTTTTATTTTGGACTATTCTCTGGGTTTTGTTTCTCACGATTCTTGCTTTTTCCACCGGCCTATTCGCGCAAGACGTCGCCTCCGTGACGGCCCTCGGCAGTGTCCCGGCATCAGGCCAAGTGACCTGCGGCGCCACCCCGACGCTTCTCTATTCGACGACTACATCGGGAGGGGCGACACCCTGGGGACGGCTTTCGATCACTTTTCAAAACCAATCCACGCAAGCGGTCTACATCGCGCCAAGGGCCGATATTTCAACGACCAACGCCGGCTTCTTGCTGTTCGTGCAGGGCCACACCATGACATTTGACCGATCGAGCGGCAACGTCGCCTGGTACTGCATCACGGCCACCAGCACGGCCACGGTCGGCTGGACGGAGGAAAAGTGACATGAAAACAACACACGTTCAATCATGGCTTTTACTTCTTCTCTTCCTCTCTCTTCCGTCCCTCGCCTTCGCCAGCGGTGCCTCATCGGCCCCCCAGGTCCCGTCTGATTGGAACTCCTCAACGAGCCCCTCGCAAATCCTCAATAAGCCGACGGCCCTTCCGCCCTCCGGTCCTGCCTCCGGTGACCTCTCCGGCAGCTATCCAGGCCCTACGGTCAACAAGATTCAGGGCGTTGCGGTCACTCCACCGGCTTCAGGACTTCTTGCCGGCACGACGGATACGCAGACCCTGACCAACAAGACCTTGACCGCTCCTGTGATAAACGGGGGCTCATTCACCCTGACAACCGGCAAGGGCCTTGGTAATGTCTTTACCTCCGACGCCAACGGCGCTGGCTCATGGCAATCGCCTCCCTCCGGCACGGTGCCTGATTCCGGCACGGTAGCAGGTTTACCGCTGACAAGCAACGGCAGCCACGGATGGGCTGTAGGCAGTGGTGCAAACCCATTAACCATTGCCTCATCAGGAGGAGGAGCCGATCCTCAAATCCTGTGGAACTATAACGGTAATCCGTATTGGCGTTTGGGGCTGGACTATACATCGCAGGACTACTATATCGAGGCGCCGCAGATCAGTTCCAACTATTGCGTTTTTCGCATAGACAGCACGACCGGGAAGATCATATTCGGGGCCGCGATAGCAAGCCCGCGGTTACAGAATGGCTGGATGACGATCAGCCCCGGCGCAAACTCCACGATGCAGAGCCTCTATCTGCTCGAAAATACGCCAAACCCGCAGGGGATTTTAATAGCGAATAATAACTCATCTAATGGCAGCCAGGCGTTAATTGATCTGGAATCCGACAGCGCCGGGTTGCAAATACAGGTGCAGAGCAGTGGAACGACCGGGACAGGGCAGGCAAATGCCTCATGGATTCATACGATAACCAGCACACCGATCAACTTTGGCATTTCCGGGCTGAACAAGCGGTTCGCCGTTGATCTTACGGGTGTATATTTCAGCCTCGCAGAGCCCATCGCAAGCGGGGCCGGGATCAGCTTCCGCACCTACGGCGCATCTGCGGATACCCTGACGGTGACAAGCGGCGGCAAGGTATCGATCAACGCAGGGACGAATACTGTCTATTATTGCAACGGCGGTGCAAACGCGGGGCTGATGGGCAGGGGCAATTCCGGCCCGTGCAGCGGCGGATCGTGGGCAGCGACGAGCTTACAGACGGATTAAGGAGAGAAAATGAAGACGATAGTCCTGCTTGTACCGCTCGTCGTGCTCTCACTCGTCGCGGGCGCACGCGCAGCCGAGATAGACTTCGGAAGGCAACTGCATAACCTGGACGGCACCGTTATAAAAGAGCAGTACCCGGACGTTAACAAGGTACTCACGCAGCTCCTCGAAAATGTTCCCTCGGCCGACATCCTGAAAGGCTTTGACCAGAAAGCCATGAAGCCCCTTACCCTTCGGACGGTCTGCGTCAATAGTCTGCTGGCCTCCGAGAGCGGTAGCTCTATGGGCAGCCAGGCCCAAATATCGGGGGAAGAGAAGGTAAAAAGA